AATAAAGTTGGGTCTATTTGATAAACCATTTGCAATCTTTAAAATACATTTACCAATATACTCTGGTACTTTTGGTCTTTCCCCAACATTGTCTGCCTCTTCGCACTCGGTTTTAAATTTTACCATTGCCTCAAAGAGTTCTTTGTTAGAAACGTAATGTGCTGTTGATTTTTTCTTAGCCACTTTTTACATCCTTTTAATTCACCATTGTAATGATAAATGATTGAATTGTCAACAAAAACTTTAGCTTAATGTATCGTTTTATCTTCGTCATTAATATAATCTTCAAACTCTTCTTCAAGCTCGTATTTTTTTACGTTGTCAATTTGGCTTTGTGCGTATAGTTCACGGTGATAATCATCGATCATTCTTTGATGTCTTTTCTCTGTCATGAAACCACCCTGCTGTTCTGCTATGTCTAATTGTTTTTCATAAAACGTACTTAGACCTTTAGAAGTTTTAGCAGAATAAATTATTTGAGAATTTTTTATATCTACCGTATCTTCTTCCGTATATGGTTTTACCCATTGTATTAGTGCTAAAGATTCCACTATACCCGTTGTTACAAATCTAGGTATTGTATGAATCTTTAATGGTTTTTTAATTCTGGTATGCGTACCCGTTTCGTCTGTTATTTTACAAACGATTTCCTCACCAGTTGTTAATTTGATTAAGTTGTAACTCATATGTTTAGTTCGTTAACCTTATAGTTAAACTCTTCCTCATTGTATATATTTATTCGTTCTTGAAAATGTAATAGTGTGAAATTTTTGCGGTTCTTATATGTAAGATTGTCTGCTATGTCATATAGTTTAACTGCGTCCTTTTGTTCAGACTTTCTTAAACCACGACCAATAGACTGTAAAACTTTTATCCTAGATTTATATGGGCTTGCAAATACAACATTGTGTAGATTACGAATATTAATACCTGTGGAAAATACTCCGTAACTAGCAAGAATGAGAATGTTATTTTTTTTCTCAGCCAACGCTCTAATCTGTTCTCTTTCATCTGTTCCTACTCCGCCATGTACAAAGTGTACTTCTTTGTCAAGGTCTTGCATCATTTCATTTAGAACCTCGCCATGTTTTTCTACGAGTTGATAAAGAACAAGTGTATTACCTTTTAAAGTTTTACAAAGATTGTAAATGAATTGATTTCGTTTTTTGTTTTGTACAAGGAAATTAATTTCATCAATATAATTAAAGTCCTTACATTGTTTACTTATCTCCTCACCATGTTTTAATACAACACAATCAATCGCCAACTTGGCAATTGTGTCATCGTCCATTAATGCTTTGGTTGTTGTAACTTGTTCTACTTCACCAAACAAACCCTCTAACACTAATCTATGTGTTTGTGTTCCGTCTAGTGTACCTGTAAATCCATAACGATAAGGACATTCTTCTAATTTAGTCATGATGCCAGTTAATGATTTTGCTTTGAATAGATGTGCCTCATCACCTATTACACATTGATACCTTTTAAAAAACTTCTTGTTTTCTTTGTATATTGATTGCCATGTAGAAATAGTTATTGGTTTGTTGCTAATTTTATCGTGGCCAGAGTAAATTTTATGAATATGCGAATCATCCCAACCATAAGATATAAAATCACTTGCCATTTGTTCTACTAAAGATGTAGTTGGTACTAGGATTAAAACATTAGTACTTGTTAATTGTAAGTATCTAACAATTGCATAAATGATTGCTGACTTACCAGATGCGGTAGGTGATACAAATAATTTTCTTCTCAATTTTAACGCTTTATGAAATGCATCAAATTGATAGTCGTATAATTCAAAAGGCATATTTAAAGATTCTACAAAACCTTTTGCATGGTCATACTCATGAGGCCAAGGAAACTCTTCTACATATCCCTCAGGTTCAATATCATTTCTTTGACAAAACTGTTTAATATATGGTAGCAATCCAACATATATTTGACCTGTTTGTTTTGAAAATAATCTTATCTTGCCATCCCACATTCTATTACGTACAGTTGGCATAAACTTTGCACCTGGTACCTCAAATGTAAAATAGTCAGATAACTCTTGAGCTATCGCTTGATTAGTTTCTATCTTTAGATATACATCATTTATTTTTTTAATTATCATTTTTTAATTCTTGTTATTGCTGGGTCATTACCTTCGGTACACCAATTTCTACATGATCTGGCACATGTTTTATCATCTTTCCATGACTCAGGTAATATCTTAGTAAACCATTTACTGTTTAATATTTCTTTTAGTGTGTAATTATTTAAATTAAGTTTGTCCTTATTTTTATTATATTCTTTAAAAATATGTTGATCTTGTTCTACTGATTTATGTTCTTTATTTCCCAAATAACAACATGGCCAAACTTGACCAGAATTGTTTACCATAATTCTTGTTGTTTGTTTTAAAAACTTACAATCTATTTTAGGCATCTGCTATTTCCAAATATTCACTTTCACCTTTTTCGTTTGTAAAATAAAATTTTGATTCTTCAAATCTGTCTGACCTATAAAATACATGATTAGATGAGCCATTCTTTTTTACTAATTTTTTTATTTGTTCTATATAATCTTGATTGTGTTTAAATAATATAGTTTGAGATAATGCAATAGATTTTGTCATAGATAACATACTCATATTTGCTAAACACCTTTTCAATGATGCACCTCTTCTATACTTTTGATGCATGTCCTCATCTATTCCGTCAATGTCAAATACAATAGAAAGTCTTTCACCGCAACGAATACCAATATTCCAATAAAAATCTTCATCACGAATACTACCATTTGTCGTAATCTGTATTTTAGATTTTGAATTATCTATAACATATTGTACAATCTTTCCAATATCTTTACACATCATAGGGTCTCCCCATGTACCACAAAAACTATATTCTTCTACATCGTTAAGTGTTTCTTTTGGAAACTTACTTTTAAAATCCTCAAATGACCATTGTGTTAAAGGCACTTGGTCATAAGCTTTATTAATATCATCTATATCTGTTCTATCGCATTGTGGACATCTAGCATTACATAAGTTGGTAAGTGCAACATCTAAACTTTTAATTTTCATAGTTTTTGTAAAACGATTATATTACGTTTTTGTTCAACAATTATTGCCTGTTCAAAACGCATAACCCAATCATCAACAAATTCTGTTACCCCTGGTTGTAATCCGTAATCATGAAATAATACATATCCACCATCTTTTAAGTTGTTCCAAAAGTTCATAGTATCTTTTCTAACTGCTTGAAAAGTATGATTACCATCAATCAATATGCAACCAAATTTTTCTTTTAAATTAAGAGTAGTAGAATCTTCTTGAATAAATTTTAATCTTTCAACATATGATAGAGGTAAATATTTCATAGTATCTTTTAATTTAAATTTCATATCAATAGAGTATACCATTCTATTAGTATCTTTTGTTGCGTCTAATAATATAACAGTAGAACCACCTTGACCTATCTCTAAGATATCGTCATTTGTTTTTGTTTTTATGAAATTATCAAGGAATGAATATTCCTCGTCTGCCATTTGTGCTATTGGATTAAACCATTCCAGCTTCGAATTTTCGCCATTCAATCGCATTTTTGATATCCCACCCTCTAGATTGAATTGACCTTTGGACACCTTCTAAAAATTTTACTGTTGTTTCTAGATATACTATTTTATTTTTTGCGTCTATAATTTCTTGGTCAGATTCAATATAAATGTTTAAGTCTGTTTTTAATACTTTTAAATCAAAAGGTTTTGATGCATAAATTTTAGCATCTGATTTACCACCATAGTATTCCCACTTGTCTCGATATAGTTTTGTATATTCACCTTTTGCTTTTGCTAATAAGAATTCAAAGTTAGTTTTGTAATCTAAATATTTTGCGTATAAATCTTGATTACGTAAACTCTCTGTATCTAAATGTTCTTTATCTACAGGTAAATCTTTATATACTAACTTTTTTAATTCATCCAACGTCATTATTTTTATCTCTTAGTATCAATGGTATCCATCGGTCTTTAATCTTAAATTTTTTGTCAATAACATTATAATGTTCGTTAATAGGTTTTATGTATTCAAAACTATAAAAACAACTTTCTCTTGTTGCAAACTGCATGGGCATTATGTTATTAAAATCAACACACCATTGAAAATTTTCAATCCATTTATTGTGATTGATTATATAGATTTTTGGGGGATTTGTCAAGGTATAATCTAGCTCATTATTGGGCCCAAGGTTATCAATTATTACATCGTAAGGTTTATCAAATACAGGTATTTCTCTAGCATCTTTAACAATAAATTCATATTCACCTTTATATGAAAATAATTCTTTATATTCTTTATGTTTAAGATGTAAATTGTAATGTAAAAAATGTGAGTGCTTGTCAATATTGATACATTGTTTTACATTGTTGTCTGTTTGTGCTATAAAAAAATCTATATTAGGCCCACCCCCAATACACTTAACAGTCTCAATATTCTTAAAAAGATTATTAAGTATTTCGTATTGTTCTAAAGGATGGTCCCAATAATGATTTTGAGTATCTTTATATAACTCAGTTATCTTTTCCCATTTCACAGGCACAATTATTACACTCACATACTTTAATTTTTAATAATTTTACTATTATACTCTTTAACCAGTTCATTTGTCAACTCCTAAGTTAGCGGTACTATTTCATAGTACTTGTAATTGAAATCGCATGTAGTTTTAAGATACTGAACATCTGTAGCTTCTTGGTCAAAGTTTAACGCTCCTAACGCAACGGGTGATAGTTCTTGAAATCTTACCTCTACAACGGGGTTATTTTTGTTTGATAGTATAGTCAAAGTCGCATCTGAAGACATTGGATTAGCAGGTGTTGATAATCCAACCTTAGCAATATCATTAGTAGTACCTCTTGTTACGTTAGACACTACTGCTTTGTTTGATCTAAAGTCTTTAAATTGTTTTCTAGATTGTGGAAATCCAATACCAATTAACCAATCATGTAACTCTTTATAGTTTTCTAAATTTTCATCTACCAAAAAAGATATTGATAAATTTTCAAAAGTTATGTCATCACCTTGTATTGGTATTTGTCTTAGTGGTGTAGGAAATACTGCTTCTCCAAGATTAATACCTGGTAAATTAGCTGCAGTAGTAAAAAACTGAACTTTTGGTAACTGATTAATCACCAACCTAAATTGTGTAGGTGATGCATAATCTAAAGTTGTTGGTTGTCTTTCTAACGACATTAGTTTTGGTTCTCCAAAATAATTGCTTTAATTCCCCATGACCCATCGATGTTTTTTTCTAGCTCTGCTTTAGATTTTATACATTGATATCTTACGGACATGGTTGGTTGTCTTTCAGCTATACGCTTACCTTTTAAGCAAGCAGCCATCGACTCTTGTATTCTATGCTCCTTAATCTCACCATTTATAATCATCAAAAGAGCTACTACTACCTCTATCATATTAGTCTCCGTTTTTAATAGTGTTTCCGTTTTGTCTTACTTTATCTTTTAGTATTTCAATATCTTCTAAAGCTTTAGAAAGTTGTTTTGATTGAAATTCAATATTCACTTTATTATGCATCATGCTTTCTAATTGTTTTTCAACTTTTTCTAGCGTGCTATAAATGTCTTCGATGAGCATAAATTGCTCTGAGTCAGCTGGCAAACTCCCCATTTCACCTCGAGGCCATTTGATTCTAAACTCTGAATTCTTAATAACTTCGTTTTCTATTCTTTCAACGTGTTGGTTGATATCTTTTTCTTGTAATACACTTGTTGTTTCCAACATGGTAATACGCTCTAGGATTCCGAAATAAGCCCATACTCCGACAGCCACCGCTCCGATTATGGCGAGCATGTTTCTAACGGGCATTGAAACAGCAGTATCGTCTGATATATCTAATCTTTTAGTCATAATTACTCCACTCAGTATTTATATGCTCAAAATAAAAAGGGCGCCGAAGCGCCCTCTTTGAATTGTTGTTTTCAACCAAGATTACATTAAGTTTGTAACTTGTACTCTTCTGTAATACTTGTTAGTATTTGCAGAAAGTGTAATTGCACCTTCAGCAGAAGCAGCAACAGTACCAGTATGGAATGGATTTGCAGCCATACCGTATCTTGTTTTGAAACCAATTTTTGGTTGGAATGAGTTCTCACCAACGGCTCTAACCATTTGTAGAGGTACATAAGGACAATAGAATACACCAGCATCGTATGGTGAAGTTCCTTTGTAACCTACTACGTAGTATTGTTTAGCAGCTACGTTTGCAGCATATGGGTCGATGTAAACTCTGTATCTTCCGTTTAATACACCAGCAAATGTAGTTGTTGTGTCATCTACGTTTAGGTTAGTTGATAACGCAGGTGTGTAGTCTAGAACACCAGCCATTTGAAGAGCAGAAGCGACATCAGCAGATGTTATGATGATGTTACCTTTTCCTCTTCTTGTTTGTTGACCGATAGCATTTGCATCTCTTTCGATTGCAAACAATAGACCTTTAAACTTCTCAACAGACCATCTTCCGTTTGAGTCTGTATCTAAGTCAAAGATACCTGCAGTTGTTGTGTTAGTTTGAGCACCAGCTACAGCTGTGTTGTAAATTGTTCTTACAACTTCTCTGTTGATTTCCATTAGGATTTCAGATGACAAGATGTTAGCAAGTTCAGTCTCAGCGTCTAAACCATGGATTGCTTTAAGGTCTTGAGCAAGTTCCATAGTGTATTCTGCTTTAAGAGCTCTTGTTACCGCAGTAACAGTATGTTTCTCGATTGAGAAAGCCATTTCTGCGAATTCATCTGTACCAT